TGTCTGTCTCGTAGTTTGTTACTGGTGTTATTGAAACTGTTTTGGGAGTGAGTAGATCTCCTCCTTTAAGAACAAACTGACCACGCTCTCCAAAGAGTATAAGGTTCTCTTGGAATCCTACTGCTGACTTTAGCTTTGTAACCTTTGTACTAGCTACGTTTACATCAATAGGATCTGAGTCCAATAGGGTTCTTACAGTTGTCCTGAAGAAGTTAAAGTATTCTCCTGCTTCCGAAAGAATTACACTGCCTTCTGAAAGCAGTCCTAATCTGTTCTTGTAGAAGAATATGTTTGAAATTGTTTTGGCTGTAAAGGAAGGGAAGGGGTTTGTGTCGCTGTCTCCAGCTTGTAATGTTGTCCAAGTACACGCCCCAAATGAGAAAGTGTTTAAAGCAGAGTTAACAAGTTTGTAAGGAAGCGATTCAGCTTTTAAAGTGTTTTCTTCTCCAAAGCCTACGTCTTCAACCCATCCTCCATCGCTGAAGTCTGTGTCTCCATCATTAGTCTCAAACTTTAAATAATAATCATCTTCGTTGTCCTCTGCGCTTCCTCTTACCTTTACTTTGAAATTGTTTGGGGCTGACTTAGGTAAATCAGATATTGAGTCTACTTCTTTGTATACAACTCCCAGTGCTGTTCCTGACTTACTGTCAGATACTTTTATTTTAAACTCTCTGCCATCTGTTCTGGAAATGACAAAAGCAGGATACCCATAACCTGTAGAAGTCGCTGCATCCGTTTCTACTTGGTATATTATTCCATCATTTCCTGTAGTGTTGTTAGGATCTGTGAATTGCGTTACATCAGATATAGTGAAACCATTCGTGTTTCCATGTTCTAGGACAGCAGCCTCTATTTTGTCTTGAAGCACAAAAGCTATGCGTCCTGCTCTAGCATTTGGAGAAGCTCCTGTAGATGCACTAGGGCCAGATGTGTATGTAGCTTTAGATGTTTTAGCCGCAGGAGTAGTGTCAGTAAAATCTATTTCAATAGTATAATCAGTTTGGTAGTGACCTTGCTTTACAAACACTATCGCTTGGTTGTTATGTACAGCACCACTTGCAGAAAACACCCCAGACTTTAAAGTGACAGGAGGACTAGCTCCGTTATCAGCTTTAGCTACTCCTGTAGTTGTGTTAAGAATAAAGGTATTGTCGTTAACTGTAAGAGCTTTAAATATGTCCCTTGGCTTCGTACTATCATCTATGCGAAGGTAATGTCCGCTCCCAATAGTTTCCTCCTTAACTGCGCTTCCTGCTGCTAAGATGTTATAGACCTTTAACAGGTTGTTGTTGATTATAAGAACATACTTCTCCGCCTTATCTCTGTTAATGAAATGTACAAAAGCTCCATCGGCAATAGCAGAACTCAATAGGTTCTTACTGTACCTAGCGTTCGGTCTTTTCTTTAAGCCGTCTGCTACCGAAGACAAAGCATTTATTTGCTCCTCGCATTGTCCATCAAATCTAAGTGTGTCTGGCTGCTGACTAACACCCTGAACAAGGTTGGGAAGTGAAGTATTTATTAAAGCCATGTGATATTGTTATTAATATAAATCGTAGTTTCTATTGATACCTATTCTTGTTACGGCATCAAAGTTATCAAAAATTGTTCTGTCAGAATTAGCACTATCGGATCTTTCCAGGTTAGCCTTTGCAGCAAACTCGTCTCTGATGATAAGTGCTTCAAGTTCTCTAGAGCCAATCAATCGAGACTGAAGGGATCTTGTTGCTCGTAATGCAATGTATCTTCTAGCTTGTTCCGGTAGCTCATCCCAATCAAGAAGAAGAACTATTGTTACCTTTATGTCGTTTGTAAAAGTCGTTGTCTGGTTCTTCCTGTCATACAGAGATAAACCACGTTGTACTAGATCAACATTCTCAGTCCCCTCATGGTCTACTTGTAGTGTATTAGTAGGTAGAGTGATTGAGTTGTTAGTAGGAGAAAGAACGTATTCTTTAACAGTGTTAAAATGCCAACCTTCACTCTGTACCTCTCTTGAAACTTCGTCAAGAATTGAGACAGCGTTTGCAGCCGACACTGGAAGCTCAGAAGTATTGCTAATGCTGTTTACTGGGGCTTCTCCTAGATAACCTAAACAAGTATTAACAGCCTCTAGCTGCGATGTAAGTGTTGCCATATTTTTTGTTAATGAGTTTGTTATAAAAAAAAAGAGAAAGGGCAGGAGTCTTTTACAACTCCCACCCGATCCCTTATGTAAGATTTAGTAATTAATAAGTAATTACAGTCTGTATTCTACAGCACATTCCGGACGAAGTATTCCGTGTCCTAGAGCATACTTTGCTACAAACAAAGTTCCCTGGTGACTTACAGAATAATCTTCCTCAGTAGCCAAGTCGAGTAACTTAACAGTACCAACCGCTGCTGGGTGTCCACCGATAAGTCCAACGTCAGAAAGGTCACCATTGTAACCTGTTCCACTTCCGCCAAACACATCGTTAGCTGAGTTGTCATCATCCTGGTCTTGGTTAGCTTCCGCTCCAAGAGTTACAAGATCAGCAAGGTGCTGTGACTTGAACAGTTTGATTCCAGCTACCATTGGCACTGTACCTTTACTTACAGAACCAATACCATCTACGTCACGATTGACTGCGATGTTGTCAGTTGTAAGCAATGTGTAGTACTGCGCTGGTGTAAGAACTGCAAAACGCTGACCATCATTTGGTACGTCTTTTTCATCAAGGCTTTGAGCCATTCCGAAAAGTGCATCAATAAGTTCTGCTGCACTGTTAAGACCATTACCAGTGTTAACTGATGTTCCTGCATTTCCTCCAGTTACGTTAGGAGTCGATGTTCTAGCAGCAGCTACCCAAGTCTTCATTATCGCAAGGTCAAATCGCTTGGCAAGTGCCTTACCGATCTCTTTTGCATAAATTGAACGAACTGAATAGTGGTTCTTAACTTCATCAATATTAGCGATGAAAGTTGAACTCACTAACATATCGTCAATGTTAATGATTTTCTCGTTGTGCTTAATTGCACTAAGGTAACTATTGCCAGAGTCAAGGATGTCCTGACCTGGTGTGTGGTACTTAGCTGTTGCAACTCCACTAACTGGGAATTGTGCGCTTTTACCTGATGATATAGACCTGACTGTATGCAAGTCTTTCATTATATTTGCCTCATCAAAAGTTGTGAGGATTTCATTAGAGAATACTTTAAGGAATAATGCATTTGCATCTCCTGAAGCATTCACCTGACCCACTCTTGATGGGGTAGTATCTCCATTAGCCATAATTTAATATGTTCTTTCTATTTTATTTTGTTGTTGTTGTTGTTGTTGTTTTAGTTCTGGGTATAACAACTCACTACTCAATCAATAAAACAAAAAGACCTACTGGGTGTTCTTTGATTAGTTGTCCCTCGCAAGGGGCTGCACATTAAACAAACCTATCGGTTCACTTTTGTTGTGTTCTTGTTTTTGTGTGTGTGTTGAAATCTTTATTTATCTCTTCCTGCTGTGTTCCAAGTCGTTCACATAATTCAGAATCTCTCCTATTGTTTCCTTTTCGGGATCTGTGAACGAATGGTGATTCAGTTTCAAGAGAAAATGGGGAATCTTGCTCTTCGGGGGCCTTGTCAGAACGCAACCACTCATCAATAAGATCAGTGTTGCGATCCCTACTACGACTATAAGCTTCCTTTTCATAGGCTTCTACAACCTTGAAAAAGTACTCGCAGATCCTTGGAAAGTTCAACAAGAAACCTACGAGTAATTTTATCATAAAAGGTTTCTATTGTTTGGGTTTAGCTTTGCCTACGTTGAGTGCAAGCCAATTGATTACTTTTGCAAGTATTGAAGTTACTTTGTTGTCTGTAGCGTTAGGTGTTAATGCGCTTATTAACGACGCTAACGTAACAATAGCAGTAGCAATACTAATTAGCTCTGCGCTATTTTCTGTAATGTATGTTATCATAAATCTTTCTATACCCTTGTTGATACGGATAATCTCTGCTCAACCTCTTCTCGGTAAGCTGGATCATTCTCATATCTCTTATCTCTCATAGCTTCCACTACTTGAGCGTTGCTTTGAAATGGCTGAACTGCTGATCCTGAAGTCTGTCCCTGTCGAATATTCGTAGGCAATCCCCCAGCTTCACTCATGTATCGTGCGTACAGGCCCTTAACTGCCATCTTTGCAGCCTCAGAACTGGACTCAGTGACTATTTTATCAAATGTATCAATCTCATCAGCAGGAAGATTATTGCTGGCCCAATCAGCCATTGCGTCATAATTCTCTTTGCCTCCAATAGAGTCTGTTATCGCTACTTGTTCAGTTTCCGCAAGTGCCTGTTGGCCTTTTGCATAAGAATCTACAAGGTCTTTTCCAAGTCCAAGTTTCTCAAGATCCTTGTAATGTTTTTCAGTAAGCTCTCCGTTCTCAGCAAAAGCTTTACTGGCATCCTCTATTGCGTTTGATATGTTAGGAGTGCTGTCCGTATCTCCCTCGTCTTTTGCTTCCGTCTCCGGTTCTGCTTCGGGTTGTTTCTCGCTAAGTTTCTTCTCAAGATTCTCATACGCTTCTGCGAGGTCTTCCTGTGATTTGAACTTACCAAGAATCAAGTCCTCCTCCGATGACTGCTCCTCTTGTTCCTCGTGTCCAGAAGGGGGTTGTCCTTCGGATTCCTTTGCTGCTTCTTGCTGTGCCAGTTGATCCTCCAGGCTTATGTTGCCCTCTTCCGTTTCCTGCTTCTCGTTTATTGTATATTGTTCCATACTTATTTACTCCCATTTATTCAGTTATTGGTGGTTCTTCTTGTTGTTGCCCCTCTTGAGCAAGTGATTGATCTGATGCTGCTTTTATTCCAGCAGGGCCAAGCTTCTCAGCCATCTGCATCATCTGCGCTTGTTGCTGCTCTTGAGCTAACTGCTCTTGAGTCTTTATAAGTCCTGCTGTCTTTATGCCAAGTGCTGTTGCTCTTCTCTTAATGTACTCAGGTACGTTAACAAAGTTGGCAATAGCTTCTGGCCCTAGCACCTGACTGGAACCAAGAAGGAATGAATCGAGACTGTTAAGATCACCTTGTCTACCCAGGCTATCAAGACCTGTAACAATGACAGGGTTTACAAGATCCTTTGGCAACTTAGGCATCTTCTTGTTCTTTTCCATTACACTCATTAAACGACTCAACAAAGGAGCCTGGAGGTCATTGCTAAGTAAACTAAAGATACCACCAAGGGCTGCATTGAGTTCCTGCGAGATCAATCGGATTTCTTCAGCAGTCACTCTTTCGGCATTTCTTATTGCACCACTAGTTAAGAGGAAGTTCTGAGAAAGCCTGTCCTTGATCTGATTGATTGTTTCCGAAGCTACACGGAAGTCATTAAATTTGTTGAGTTGGAGAGTTGATACATCCCCTGCATTGCCTTGTACAATTGCACCATTAGGACTTTCACTGAGAGCTTTAGTTCTGGTGGTTCCATTTGGATTGACTAGGAACAACACTTTGGCTGCTGCTGCACTTCCTTCAACGATGGCTCTAGTAAGTGACTCAAGGGACTGAAGGTCTCCAAGATATTCCTCACAATACGAGCGTCCGTAGTTCTCTCCATCAACTCTACTAAACCTAAGTGGGATGTAAGGGTTCTTATCAAAAGGAAATATAGTACCAGTCTCAGGCAATATCACTCCATTGATGTCCTGCTTCAGCATCCACTTGTCTCCGTACTTACAGAGAGCAGTATATAGATTACAGTTTCCTCCCTCCTTTATTCCAGAGTCCTGTGGCTTCTGTATCGCTGCCTTTATGTCATCATCTAAAGTTTCGTAGTTGAGTGTTTCCTTGGTTGCTATCGTAAGAACGTTATCCATAGGATCTCTTTCAATAACAAACCTGTCTAACCGGAAGACTCTCATGCCTCCATCCTGGTCAATGTAAAGAAGACAGTTTCCTGTAACAATGAGTTGTTTGAGTGCTTCGTGAATAACTACTCGGTAGCGTTCCTTTGCAATCTCATCCATTACAGCGTCCTCAACTTTTCTAAGGGCTGAATCTATCTCACTCACTACCTCTTCAGGTGCGCCTTCCTGCTGGAGCTTATTAGTGTCCACTTGCAGTCTGAAGAAAGATATGTTGGGTGGAAGAAGTGCCAACAATAGCTTTGAAGCAAGGTTGTTGACACCTCTGGCCCCCACGCCTTGAAATGGTGTATTGAGTCGTGAGTGAGAACCAAATCCTTCATCTGGTAATACATAAGGAATTGTTAGCTTTGAACACTGCCTAGCTCTATCCAGGTAACTATGTTTCTTACCTTCAAGTACTGAGTAAACTTGCTCTGCTGTTTGGTTTTCGTAATTCATATAAATTTTTTAATCGGGTTGGGACCAAGCTTCATCAACATCAGGAGTAGTTGGATCGTCTGCTATAAATTTTCCATCGGCATCCCTAGCTCTCTGAGGTGTTTCTTCTATTAAAGGGTCTTCGGGAGGATACACCCAATCACTCGGAAGG